GGGGTACGGACCATTGGAGCAGGTACCCTACAGTTTTAGTAACATTGTGTTACAGATTGTTACAGTATGATCACTTTTTTGTGTAACACACACATTTCTTACTTGACATACGCTTGACAATCAGCATAACTATGGGGGTAGGGGGCTAAGTTAAACTCTTAAGTAATAACTCTATAAAGTAGTTACACATAAGAAGTAAATATAAAAGATAGTTATTACATAAAAGTTATTACTTAGTGTAGTAAATATGATAGTGGACATAGGTCATTTAACTCTAATGTAATAACTATACATGCAATAATAAGAATATTTGTACTTGACTAAGTTATTACTCTTATGTTAAACTATACATAGTCACAAATCATAAAAGCAATAATACTATTGTGACTACGTGCTGCGAGTAACTACACATATGTTGTAACTGTGTGTCTCCTCTCCTCCCTCTCTGTAACAATTACAATGTAACAACGTTACTTGCGGCACGTACTTTATTGCTGTATTAAACTTTTCCCTTGACAATGAAACATAAACCTGTACAACTATATGCAAGTGAAGATGTCTTAACAGATTTCTACAACGCATTAGCTAACAATGACTCTCGTGCTATGCAGAAAGTACACATACCAAAGTCGGATGTGTTCTACGTAAGAGAAGCTATAGAAGCACGTACTGGTGTGCGATACACGTTAGATCACGTAGAGAGAGCTATGTACTTAGAGGGACACCTCAGTAGGCATGAAGTGTTAGACCCTGACAGAGAGAGACAGTATGGATAACCTTAAGTTGCCTGTAGCGCTTGTATTAGCTATGGCAGTACAACTAGCTGGTGGTGTGTGGTGGGTATCACAGCAAGCAGCTACTATAGCTGACTTAGAAGAGACTGTATCTCAGTTAGGCTCTAAGATGGCTATCGAAGATAACGTTAACCTTAAGCGTGACGTACTAGATAACACTAAAGAGTTAGAGTATGTATGGGATGACGTTGATGAGTTGTGGGTAGAGTTAGATGGTTTAGTTATGACTATCTCACGTATCACTGAGTTACAGCAACGAGTAGCGCTACTAGAGAAGACACTAGAGTTTATTAACAGAGATCACAATAGTCTGTTAGACCCACGTAAGATGGATATGAAGTAGAACAATGGCAACAACTAAAGATGTAGAACGTTTACCTAGTGGAAAGCTTAAGTACCGTGGTGAGACTTACCCAGGTTATAACAAACCTAAGCGTACACCAGGTGCAGCTAAGAAGTCTGCTGTGTTAGCCAAGAAGGGTAACGAAGTAAAGGTTGTACGCTTTGGTGACCCTGACATGTCTATCAAGAAAGATCAACCAGGACGCAGAGCTAGCTTCAGAGCTAGACATAATTGTGATACAGCAACGGATAAGTTTACTGCTCGTTACTGGTCATGTAAGGCTTGGTAAGATATGTGGATAGGAATACTACTTGTTTGTTTTGACCCTATGGCACTCTCGTGTAAGATCATAGCTAAGCCTGAACCGTTTTATACTGAGCAAGCTTGTTTAGAAGAAGCAGAACAAATAGCTACTAATATAAGAGCAGGAGGTGCATATGCTACACCTCACTGTCACAAAGTAGAAGGTGATAGCGCATAATGCCAGTACAAAAAGTAAAAGGTGGTTATCGCTGGGGTAAGACTGGTAAAGTCTACAAGACTAAAGCTGCAGCTGAACGTCAAGGTAAAGCAATCTATGCGAGTGGATACTCTGCAGGTGGTAGCACACCAACCCCAACTAACAAATCTTTGTACTCTAAAGTAAAGGCAGAAGCTAAAAAGAAGTTTGATGTGTGGCCCAGCGCATATGCATCAGCGTGGTTAACCAAAGAGTACAAGAAGCGTGGAGGCAAGTACAGTGGCACAACCAAGAACAAGGTCACGTAGCCAACACGTATTACAAAGTCAGCGTAGGAGTTTTTCTAAAGGAGGCTTAGGTAAGTGGTTTGGTGAAGAATGGACAGACGTTAAGACAGGTAAAGAATGTGGGCGTAGTTCAGCCAGTGACTCAAGTAGACCATACCCAGCGTGTAGGCCGAAGAAAGTTGCCTCAAAAATATCCAAAAAAGAGGCACAGAAAAAGACAGGACCATCTAAAGTTAATTGGTCAACAACAGCATCAGGAAGAAAGAGAACATAGCTATGAAGTTTAAACCGTGTAAAGGATGTCCTACCCCAGCGCAGTGTACTGCAGCAGGTAAGTGCGCTAAGAAAGCCAGTGGTATGGCTTATGGTGGTATGGCTGCTAAAAAGAAAAAAGACTATATGTCTATGGGTATGTCCAAAGGCGGTATGACTGCTAAGAAGGGCTACAACAAAGGTGGCTACTGTGGTGCATCTAATCCAGCTGAGCGCCCAATCAACACGAGTTCATAATGGCACAGAAGTATTACCATAAATATAAAGACGCACTTGAAGCTAAAGGTTATCGTGTAGACGAGCACGGCTACGTGTGGGACTCTATGGGTAATCAGTCTGCAGGGGAAGACAACTACGGTAACGTACAAAGTAAAGACCCTAACGTAAACGCTATCTGCGAAGAAGCTGAGATGAGTTTAGCTACTAAAGCTAAAGCTGCAGTTAAGAAGGTAGTTAAGAAAGTAACACCTAAAGCAAAGGCAGTGAAGTCAGATGATCTTGAGATTGTACGTGCACGTGATGAGAATGGACATTTCATCGCTGATGATCCCTCTACACCTGATGTGAATGAAGCTTACGTAGTTAAAAGTAAGAAGAAGAAGTAATAATGACATTAGTTACGCAGGGTAAACCATCACGCAAACGTTCTGTGTGGGGCCATAACAATGGTACTACAACAGAAGACGTATATACTTGCCCTGCTAACTGTAGTGCAGAGGTTGTTTATATGATTGTAAATAACTCTGGTGCATCTACTAACAGTGTTAGTGTTAAGTGGTATGACTCTTCTGATAGTTATGCATCAGGTTTTGTAGAAGGTAAGAGCTTAAACGCTGGTGACTTTATAGAGTTTCAAGGTATAGAGCTTGTTCTTGAACCTGGTGACAAGATTCAAGTTACACCTGTTTCAGCAGGGCATATTGATAGTATTGTCACTGTAGTAGAAACATTTATCCCTGTCGGCTAGCGCATAGCGGGTATTCCAAATAAGCTATTTTAAAAGGCCCAGTATTCTAGTATAACTATATATGTTTCCGTTAACATAAGGAGTACATATAATGGAACTAGTAATTTCTGAATCATCAAAGTGGGCCACTAATTTTAAAGCTTGGCTGGTCAAAGTGTTTAACGCAATGATAGAAGCACGTCAACGTCAAGCTGATGCACGTATCGCAGAGATGCACCTATGGCGTATGTCAGACCGTGAGCTAAACGATTTAGGTATCGGACGTGGTGACATCAAGCGTATCGTAAGAGAAGGTAAAGAATGATCTATACTTGTTTGAGGAGGCAGTATGGACCCAGTTACAATCATAAGTGGGGCCACTGTCGCCTTTAACGCCCTGAAGAAAGGCTTTGCTATAGGCAAGGACTTACAAGACATGGGTAGCCAGCTAAATAAGTGGGCTGGTCATATGGCTGACTTAGGGCAAGCCGAGAAGCAAGTTAAGAACCCACCGTGGTGGAAAGCTATAGGTGGTTCTGTAGAGTCTGAGGCTATGGAAGTTTTTGCAGCTAAGCGTAAGGCAGAGTCTATGCGTAAAGAGCTAAAGGACTATATTAGTTTTACGATGGGTCCATCAGCCTGGGACGAGCTTGTAGCTATTGAAGCTAAGATACGAAAGCAAAAGAAAGAGCACGAGTATCGTAAGGCTGAACTACAGGAAGCTATCATAACTTGGACTGTAACAGCACTTCTCTTATTAGTAGGATTTGGTGTATTGGGATTCGTACTTTATCTGGTGGCATAAGTAAACAAGGCAGTAAGTACTACGCCTTTGACAAGGATGGTAATATACTCATCATTACCACTTACAAAAGAATAGCTGAGAATATCGACAGGAAAGCTAATGGCAAAAAATCTAACAGAAAATCAACAAAAGTTTCTCGAAGTACTGTTCGATGAGGCTGGTGGTGACGTAGTTAAAGCTAAGAAGCTTGCTGGTTACAGCGATAACACACCTACACGTCTTATTGTAGATGCGCTGAAAGATGAGATATTTGAAGGCACTAAAACGTATATGTCTCGTATTGGACCTAAAGCAGCTGTAGCATTTGGTCAAGCTCTTGTTGATCCTACAGAGCTAGGCGTAAAAGAAAAGATGCAAGCAGCTAAAGAAATCCTTGACCGTGCTGGTGTCGTAAAGACAGAGCGTATGGAAGTTCAAGCATCAGGCGGTTTGTTTATTCTACCACCTAAAGATAGTGATGATACGGATAACTAAACAAAAAGAACGTGAAAGCTTAGGCTACTGGATGTTACCTAAGCCTGACTTCAAAGTAAAAAGATGGGAGCGAATCCCACGACTAACACATCAGATACCTTTCGGGTACGAGATTGATCCAGACGATGACGATTGGCTAACACCTATTTCTAAAGAATTAGAACTATTAGAGCTTGCAAAGAAACACTTAAAGCAGTATAGTTATAGGGAAGTAGCTGCTTGGTTGTCTACACAGTCAGGTCGTCGCATATCTCACTCAGGGTTAAGAAAGCGTATAGATGTCGAAAGAAAACGTAAATCACTTGCTGCAATTAAACGCAAGCTTACCCAAAGGTACGAAAAAGCGCTCAAGCAGTACGAGATACTCGAAAAAGAAAGACTCGGTTACTACACCTACGCCGAAGAAGACTCAGACGCAGAACTTAAAACCAGCTGAAGTTAAGC